CGGGCAATTGCCCATTGCCGCCGCCACTCGCTGCGGCCAACGCCGCGGGCAGAAATTGCTGGTAGGAGCCCTGACCGGGACCAACATACTGCTCGCCGTACGGCCCGTTGCCGGCGACGTAGGAGTAGGCGTCCCAGGGGGCGAGCCCTTGCTGCGACCAGAGCCGCGCGATCGCCTGGAACGTGGTGGGCAGGTCGGCTGACTCTGCCGTCCCGGGCATGCCGATACCGGACCACGTACCCGGCATGAATTGGCCCAGGCCGTAGGCGCCGGCCGCACTGCCCGCCGTGGTACTGCCGCCCGACTCGGCCATGATGACGGCCGCGAGTTGCGCCACAGAACCGTGCGGCACCCCAGCGGCGGTCAGCCCCTGCACGATCTGCGGCATGGAGAGCGTGCCCGCGGCGGAGGGATAGCTGCCACTGCCCGCACCGAGCGCGGCGCCGGTCGCTCCACCCTGCGCAGCACCGGCAGCCTGCAGCGCCCGATCGAGCGCATTGGCCGCGCTGGCGACGCCGGTCTGGATCGCCCCGGCCAGGGCGTTGAATTTGCCGGCCGCCACGTCCGCCGCGATGCCGAGCAGATCGATGTTCGTCTTCATCGCCGGTAGATCGCCGTTGGCGTCGCGGATGCGGCCGTCCACGTTCTGGGCGGCCGCGGCAAAGTCCTGCGTATGCTGCGTGGCCGGCTGGACGGTGCGGTCGTAATTGGCCACCGCGTTGGCGATGTCCTGCTGGGAGAGGGCGCCGTTGTGCGCGGCCGTGATCTGGTCGGCCTGGGCGCGGTTGCTCGCGCTCATCGCGTCGTAGCGCGCCTGGTCGGCGCGCACCGTGTTCTGCAGCATGTCGATGTTGTGCTGACCGGCCGCGACGTTCTCGCCTAGCCCGGAGGTATCGGCCTGAATATTGGCGGTGAGCTCGGCCTGGGTGCGCGCCACCTGCTGCTGGCTCGCGCCCGTTGCCTGCTCCTGGTCGAGTTGTTTCTGCAGGGCGGCGATCCGCTGCTCGATCGGGCTGGCGTCGGCAACCTGGGCGTCCCAGGCTTTGATCGTGGCCGTGTTCTGGCTGACCTGGGCCTGCAGCGCCAACATGGCGGCGCTCGGCTTGGTGATCAGCTGCGCCAGCTTGTCGGCGTAGGTGCTGGCGTCGATCGCGCCCGTCTGAAACTGCTCGTCCAGATCGGCGAGTGTCACTTTGGCGATGTCGCTCGCCGATTGGGTGCTGCGGGCGCTCGTCGCCACCCCCTGCAGCGCCTGATCGAGCCCCTGGGCGGCCGTGGTCGTGTCGAGGGCGCCAGGAATCAGACCGGAACGCAGGATGGTGACGAAGTCGCTCGTGTCCTTCGCAAGCTGCTGCGCGGCGGGATCGGCGCTGTTTTTCTGGACGTCCGCGAGCTGCTGGAGGGCCGCATAGCCGGCGTCGCCGCTCGTGGCGACCCAGCGGATCGCGTCAGCTTCTGCCTGACGCACGACGGCGGCGTCCGACGCCGACTTGTTCGACTCCTGCTCCATCTGGCTGAGGAGCTGGTGCGCCTGCGCCAGTTGCGCGGCGCTCTGCGTGCCAAGGTTGAGCGCGGCCTCCTCTTCCGCGACTTGCGCGGCGGCAGTATCGGCGGCGGTGCCGGCATCCTGGGTCGCCGCCGCATCGTCGCGTGCGGCCTGGGCGTGCTGCTGGTGCTTGCCCGTCACTTTGTCGAGGGCGTCGCCGAGGAGCCCGAAGGCGTCCTTCGCATCGGTGAGCGGGTTCAGTATGCCGGTCACCTGATGCAGCACTTCCTGCAGCGGACCGGGGAGGAAGGTCAGCTTATCGGCGAGGCCCTGGACCGGATTCAGGAGGAACTGCACGACCGTGCCGATGCCGCCGATCTTGTCGGCCCAGCCGCCGAGCGCGTCGCTGAGCAGCTTGGCCGCCTGGACGGCCTCGTTGACCTTGTTCACGAGACTGGAAAGCGCCGTGATGGTCGGCCCGCCGATCTCGTTCTCCAGCCCTTGCAGGCTGTTCTGCAAATCGGCGAGCGCCGTGTGCCAGGCCAGCACCTTGTCCTGGCTATCGGCGACGCTCGAACCGGCCTGGTCGATTTTCCCCTTCAGCTCGTCGAGCGCACCGGAGCCCTGAACGAGAAAGGGAATCAACTCGGGGCCAATACGCCGCCCAAAGACGTCGGCGGCAAGCGCGGTTGTCTGCGTGCTGTCACCGAGCCGTTGGAAGGCGTCCATGAGGGTGGCAAGCTGCTGGTCGGGCGCCTCCTGGACGAACTGCTGCAGATTGATATGCAGCGCCTGCAGCCCGCTGGTAAACGAGTCGGTCGGCACCTTCCCCTTTGCCAGCGAGTCGGCCAGCCGCTGGGTGTTGGTGTCCATCTGAATGAAGGCGCGACCGGCCGTATCGCTGGACAGACCGAGCTCGTTCATACCGAGCATCAACGCCTGCACCGTCGGCTGAGTGAGGCCGGTTTGCTCGGAGAATTCGCGGACCTGGTCGGAGAGCTCGACGAACGATTCCGTGCTCGCGACGATGGCGCCGGCAGCGAGCCCGGCAACGCCGGCGCCCAGCGCATCGAGCGCGATGCTGCTCTCAGCAGCCTCGCCGGTGAGCCCGGAGAGCCCCTCCCCGATCTGCGAGAAGTGCTCGCCGAGCCCGCTCAGATTGATGCCGGTAAGCCCAAGAATCTCGTTCAGCCCCGACTGCGCCTCGGACAGCGCCTGGGATGACTCCGTGTGCTGCTGCGCCCCTTGCCGCGCGCTCCCGTGTCCCGCTGCCACCTTGTCCAGCGAGGCCGTCGTGGCATCGAGGCTGCTGGTGTTCTCGACCAGGGCGTCGTTGTTCGCACTCACCGCCGCGGTGTTCGCCCGGATGGCATCGGCCAGGCTGGACAGAATCGAGGTGAACGCGTCCGATTGCGATGCGGCCGCTTCGGTGCTCTGTGCGCTCTCCTGCAGCATGTCGGACGCGGCCTGAACCGCCGCCTGCTGCTCTTCGGTGGCGTCGGCCACGGCGGTTGCGCTGGATACGTACTGCTGGGCGCTGTCGCTGGCGCTGCTGAGCGCGTCGGCGTACTGCTGCACGTTGTCGGCATTGAACAGCGCCATGTCCTGGCCGCCGGCCATGGCGAGCAGGTTGGCGAGCTGACTCTGTACCGAGGCGAAGAGGTCAGAGAGGCCGTCATCGATGCCCTGGAACAGCAGTTGCAAGGTTTCTTCGTTCACTGGACGCCGCGCCGCGCCGCGAGCAACGCGAGCGGTGTAGAGTGCAGACGCAGGGGGAGGGACCGATGACGCAGCAGCCGTATTCGTGGACGCAGGTAGGGTGGGTCGGCGCGTTCCGCCGCTGGTACGACCGGCAAAACAACGCCGTGCACGGCGTCGTCTGGGTCGGCGGCTCCCTGCTGCTGGCAGCGCTCGTGTTCGGCGTTGGACTTGCCATCCGCACCGCGCCGCAGCACCGGCCCGGCAGCGCCACCGACTGGCACAACGCCAGCACGCTGCTCGTGCGCGACCTGGCCGATCTGCAGGTGGCGAACCAGGCGGGTGATCTGCAGCACGCGGCGCAACTGCGCGAGAACCTGATCCGCGAGTGTCAGGGCGACGCGACGCTGCAGCCGCTCGCGGGCAACGACGACGAGCAGACCGTGCGCACGGGCTGTGCGCTGGTCGACGTGGCGGTGCCCTGACTCACGCTGCATCGCCGGCGTCCTCCTCGCGCAGCAGGTTCTGGTACTCGACGACGGCCTTGACGCGGCCGACGAGATCGGTCACGGCGGTCGGGATCTTCTCCTCCGGGTACTGCGGGTCCTCGACCAGGGCCAGGCCGGCTTTGTAGCCGCGCAGGCGCATGATCTCGATCGCGGTACGCAGCGGCTGGTCCACGGCCCCCCCCGGCACAAGCGGCACACCGAACTCCTCACAGATGCGCGCCAGCGTCCACTGCCAGGGCACCGCCGCGCCGTCCTCGCCGTCGTCCGCGCTGATGCAGCGGTGAAACTGCGCTAGGACGGCAAGGAAGGGTCCGTCGTGAGTGCCTCCTCGGCCGTCTCCTGAATCAGGCCGGCCATGCCCTCGAAGCGGCGCTCGCCGCGCGCCGGCGTCACCTCGATGGCGTCCGGGGCGTCGCCGCGAGCGTTGTCCACGCCCGAGAGCTCGAGCACGGTGCGGGCCGCCCACTCGGCCGTCTTCGCGTCCAGGTCGGCGATCAGCGCGGCCCGGATGCGCCGCACCTCGGGTCGGTCGGCCGGCAGCGGCAACTCCGCGGGGTAGCTCCAGCGCACGAGGCCGTACTGCAGCAGCGTCGCGGTGTCGTGGCTCAGGAACGGGTCGCCGGCGCGCGTGGTCTCCCGCGGGCGGCTGATGAGCCGTTCGTAATTGTCGGGGCCGACGGCGCGCATGTAGCGGCCGGTGCGCTCGGTCGCGGCCTGCTGCGCCTCGATGAGCGCGGCGAAGCCGAGCTGGCGGAACTCCATCCATTCGCCCGGTTCGCCGGGAACGTCGTGTCGCTCGGTGATGCCGGAGCTGAGGGCCATCGCGTCTCTCCTCCTCCGCACGCTCGGGCGTGCGTCGAGTCCCACTGGCGTCGCCGTGGGAGGGCCTGCTATGGGCAAGCGGAACGGCGGGCGCGGTCGCTGCTGGGCGGCACAGCGCCGCGCCCGCACGTTCACATAGCGCGGCACGTCAGCGTGCCGCGGGCGGGGACACGTCCTCCCGCCGCGCGTAGGCGAGCAGCTGCGCCCGCTCCGCGTCGCTGAGGGCGTTCCACTCGGCGAGCAGGTAATCGGGCAGGTTGACCCCGCCCTTGCCCTTGTGCCAGTCCGCCATCGCCATCAGGTCGATGCTGTTGCCCGCCCGCCACCAGGCGGCGAAGGCGCGGACATCGGCCCAACGCGGCGGCTCTCGAAACGTGTAACGGTAGCCGGGCATGGTGCGTCCCTCGTCACACTTCGGTCCAGGCGCCAGACGGTTGGAGCACTGCCTTATAGCGGGTGAACTTGCCCTTCGGGTCGGCCACGCGGTCGTAGGACTGGACGAACGCCGTGACCGTGCTCTGCTTCGTGCCGCCGTAGGCGATGACCAGGGAGGCGCTGGTGCCGATGGCGATAAAGATCGCGTCGGTGCCGGTGGTGGGTGTGTCGTCGTAAAGGCCGCCGACCGTGATCGCCTTGCCCTTGCGCAGGCCGGCGTAGCCGAACACCTGGTCCTGCTGACCGAACGGCGTGATGTCCTCGATCACTGATTCACGCGAGACGGTCAGCGGGTCGCGCACGTTCGCCGTGATCGCCTGACCGTTGAACGTGATGGTCAGGTCCTTGCCGGCATAATTCGCCATGGGTTACTCCTTCTCCGCCTGGGTATCCACGATCAGGCCCTCGGCGAGCAGCCACGGCAGCGAGACGGCGGGCGGGTCGTCGAACCGCTCGCCCGGTTCCCGCCGCACCTCCTCGGCGCCGCCGTCGGGGGTGTAGGTGAGGCCGACGACGGCCTTGTAGCGGCCCTGTTTCGGCATGGACGTCCTCCTACTTCGGCGTGTTGGCGGCGGTGCCGCGGAAAAAGCCGACCGCGAAGGTCGCCGAGGAGCCGCCACCGGGGCCGGAGGTCCAGTTCCAGGCGATCTGGGTGTACTGGCGCACCGTGCCGCTCACGACCAGGCGCTGGGCGAACGGCGCCGCGGTGACGGCGGTGAAGGTGCCGCCGCTCACGTCGGCGAACGTCACGTTGTCGGCCGAGTCCTGCAGTTTAATCACGAGGTTCGTCGCGGTGCCCAGCGCCAGCGCCGTCACCTGCAACACGAGCGCCGCACCGAAGCCAGTGGCGCCGCCGCTGTTGTTGATGCTGGCGCCGTGCGCGTTGGCGGTTTGTGCCGCGAGTGGGGCATGAATGATGCCCTCATCCACCTCGCCGGAGCAGGACCAGCCGGCGGCGAGGTGGTGGAACATGCCCACCTTCACGTCGCGGTCGTAGTTCTTCTCGATGATGCCGGCAAAGAGGATCGCGTTCTGGCCCTGGGTATTGCCGGCGAGGCCCAGCAATCCGGCACCGGGGCCGGTGGCGAGCATGCCCAGGCCGGCCGCATTGCTGGCCAGGGCGCCGTCGTCGTAGAAGCCCTTGATGCCCCAGCTCGCCTTGCGCAGGCCGGCATAGCCGAACGTCTGGTCCTGCTGACCGAAGACGGTCACGTCCTCGAGGACCGACTCGCGGTGCACCTGGTCCATGGCGTTGGCGAACGTCTGCAGGTTGTACCCCTGCACCAGGAGCAGGCCGACGTCCTTCCCGGAATAGGTCGCCATCGGTCCCTCCTAGGCCCGCTGCGCCAGCACGCGCAGTGGAAAGCGCAGCGCGAGAAACTCCTGGGCGGCATAGGTCGCGGTCACGTACGCCGCTTTGCCCAGGAACGCGCCGTCGCAGGTGCCCGCGAGCTTCGTCGTGTCCTGCTCAAACGCCCCGGCGACGACGGGCTCCCACAGCCGCCGGAACACGAGCCGGTTCGTCGGGTCGGTCGGCGGCACCAGCAGGTAGCAGTTGACCGTGTGCACGAGCGGGCCGTGGTTGACGCCGAACGCCCGGTATTCGTCGTAGTCGGTCGTATCCTCGAGGTTGAGCCAGGCCGGCGCGGTGAGCGCCTGCAGCGGCGGCGAGTCGAGCACGACGGCGGCGCGCTGCCCGGCCGGCGGGGTGATGCCGCCTTCGAGCTGCGCAATCGCGCTCAGGATGCCGGCGATATCGCTCACCCGCTCCCTCCCGCGATGAGCGCCCCGGCCAGCGCGGTCAGCACCTGCTGCTCGTCCTGCTCCCAGCCGTCGCGCGCCTTCGCCGCCTCGGACAGGAACGGGTGCAGCTCCGTGCCGTGGCGGCTGATGCCGCGCCGCACGAGGAACTCCGGGATGCCGTGCCGCTCGGCCCAGCCGGCGAGTGCGCCCTTCGGCGGCCAGTGCGGCGCGGAGCGCGTGCCGGGCGCCGTGCCGAGCCAGCCGTGCACGTAGAGCGCGTGCGGCGCGTCATACTGCACGGCGGCCTCACCGTCGCCGACGGCGACCTGACCGGAACCGATGACGCCGCCCAGATCGACGGGGATCTGCGTCGCGGCAGCGGCGAGCGTGCGCTCGGCGAGGCGCTGGGCGAGATCGGTCTGCGCCCGGCGCACGAGCGCGGGTCCATCGGCCCGACGCAGGCCGTCGCCGCCCTGGAGCGTGACACGCAGGCTGAGGCCGCTCATCTCACACCGCCGCGACCATGCGCCGCCGGTAGTTCCGCTCCACCCGCTGGCGCAGGGATTGGATCGCCTTGCCCTGAAACTCGACCTGCATCTCGGCGCTGCCAATGCTTTTGCCCCAGGCGGCGAGGTCCTGGGTATACGCCGCGATGGCGTCGGCCCGTACCAGCCGCCGCACGTCGTCGGGCGCCCGGTAGACGGCCAGCGCTGCCCCGTTGCTGTGCGTCGTCGCGACCGTGCCGTTGACGCCACGCCGGACGGCCAGCGTGCCGCTGGCGAGCTGTGGAGACACGTCCACGGACAGCGCCTCGGCGTCAACGAGCAGTACGTCGCCCTGGTTGAGGGTCGTCGGCACACTGACGCTGATGCTCGTCTGGGTAGCGCTCGTGATAGCGGCGGCGAGTGTGCCGGCGGGCACGGTGGTGGCGCAGTAGCCCCACTGCCCGGTGATCTGCACGCCGCGCTGCGGGGTCGGACCGGACTGGAACACGTCGCTGCTGGACAGGTCCACCTCCACCCGGTTGTAGGGCGGGCCGAACGCCTGCGGCTCCAGCCAGTAGTGCGTGAGCGTGACCGGCTCGGCGTTCTGCCCGGCGGCCGCCACCTGCAGCAGGCTCACGCTGAGCAGGTCCTCCTCGGTCCAGACCTCCCACGAGGCGGCGACGTGGAACGGCGGCCAGCGGTAGGCGTTCGTCGCGGTGACCGGCACGAACCGGCGGCCGAGCCAGAGCTCGAGATCGCGGGAGGCCGCGTTCAGGTGCTCGAGGATCAGGTCGTCGCGGTCGTTCGTCTGGTCGTTGATCGCCCGTTTGAGGTGCTCAACGCCGCAGTATGCGCCGACGGTTGCTGACAGAGCAGGCATGCGAACCCCCTACGTCAGTCGGCGCCCGCCGTGCCATTCGTAATGGCCGGCGTTGCAGTGACGGAACTGCAGCTTGCCGCCGCCGGGCTCGGTCTCGCGCCCCACGTCGAGCGGTTCGCCGCAGAACGGGCAGGCATCGGGTGGCAGGCTGTAATAGCTCTGCTCCCAGGCGCGCTGCGCATCGCGGATCGCTTTCAACTCGAACCACGGCATCGTCAGTACTCCGTGCCGTAGACGTAGCCGTTGACGGTGCCGCTCGCGCTCACGTCCACCTGCAGCAGATCGTTGGGCGCCCCGGGCACGAAGCCCGCGGCGAGCGTGCCGGCGATGCCCGTGCCGGCCGCGAGCGCGGGGGTGCGGAACACCTCCGTGGCCGTGCCGGCGTGGCTGTTCTTGAAGATGACCTCACCCGCGACGCTCAGGCTGACGGCGTAGCCGAGGATGCGGTACGCCTTGCCCGTGGCCGGCGTCCACAGCGTCACGGGCGTGCCCGCCGTGACGGCGGTGGCGGCGAGCGGCTTCAGCATGAACGCCATCGCCGCGCTCCTACGCCGAGACCTGGCAGTACACGATCCAGGCGGCCACACCCGTACGGATGAAGGTCAGGATCGCGTTCTTGCCCGTCGGCACGGCCAGCGTGCCTTTGAGCGTCAGGCCGGTGTTGGTCGTGATCGTCGAGGTGAAGCCGCCAGTGTTCGCCAGCACCACGTCGAACGTGTCGCCGGTGGCGACGTTCGGGATGGCCGCATCCAGGTGCGCGGCCGTGTCGAGCGTGCAGGTGCCGTTGCCGGTCGCCGTTGCGTGCTCGACGATGCCGCCGAGCAGCTGCGCCGCCGTCGGCGTGACGTTCTGTGCGGCGAGGGTCGCGACGGCGCCGCTCACGATCGGCGCGGCGCCGGTGCTGGCGTGCAGCGTGGCGCCGTTGGCGAACGTCAGCGCCCGGTTCACGCCGTCGAACGTGCAGATCACGTGCCCGGAGTGGTCGACGAAATTGAGGTTGCCCGTCGTCCAGGTGGTGTACACACCGGGACGGCCGCCGCGACCGTTGCTGGGCATGGGGTTCCTCCCTCACACGGGCCACACGCCCGGCGTGTGCCCTCCCGCGGATGTCGGGCGCCTACTTCCTGCGCGGCGTCGCCGTCAGCATCCGGTTGACGGGCGGCCGGTCCAGCGACCGGCGGGCCGCCTTCTCCGCCCGCTCGCGCGCGCCGGTCTCGCAGTCGACGCGGTGGCAGCCGACCGAGAGGCACTCCAGACAGCGCACGAGCGGCGGCACGTGCTGCATCGCGTTAGCTCGACGGGCCCTGCGGATTGACGTAGACCGTCGTGGCCGCGCTGTAGGCGCCGGCGAGCTGGGCTTTGCGGTGCCCGGCGTTGTAGCGCACCAGGAAGCCGAACAGGTTGTCGGCGCCCGTGTTGCCGGTGCTGGCCGCGTACAGCCGCACGCAGTGGAAGCCGTTGCCCGTGTCCAGGTCGGCCGCGCGGGCTTCGAGGTAGGCCGTCGCGCCCGAGGCGCTCAGCGTGTCGTTGGTGGTGTTGTAGTTGGCGCCGGCGCCGCTGGTCGTCAGATCCTTGGCGCCGGTACCGCTGGTGTCTTTCGCCTGCTGCAGCTTGAGCGTGGTCAGGCCGTCGCTGCTGTTCCAGGTGGCGGCGTCGCACTGGACCATCGCGAAGATGCGGTCGAACTCGGCCATATCCACCCAGACGGTTGCGACGTTGTTGTTGCGGACGTTCAGGTTGCCGGTGGCGCCGGGCGTGCCGTTCAGCAGCGACAGCGGCGTGACAATCGCGTCCTCACTGAACCGGAAAGCCATGGGGTTCCTCCTACGCCTGGGGATCGCGTCCCCGCGGTCGTCGTGCCGGTGTTACTGGGACAGCCCGATGAAGGGCGACACGGTCGTGACCCCGTCTTCGAGCGTGAGCGCCGCATCGAGCCACGGCCGCCCGTCGAGGCGCTGGATGAGGCGGTACACGGTCTGGTCGTTGACAAACTTGACGTGTGGCGAGGCCTCCATGCTCATCGCCTGGCGGTCGCCGATCAGGTAGTAGCTGAGGTCCAGACAGGCGATGTCGTTCGTGGAGCCGAGGGCCGCCATGTGCTCGGTGAAGATCAGGGGCCGCCCGAAGATCGTGTTCGGCGGGGTGTTGGCCGCGCCGCCGGTGAGCGGGTTGATGAACACCGCCGAGCCGCCGGTGCCGATGTTGAGCGACATCTGGTAGAGGTCGGCCTTGGTTGACGGCGAGGCGAACCACACCACCGCGTTCTCCGAGCTCGGCAGGATGTGGGTGCTCATGTTGACGATGTCGGTGTACGTGATGTGGCCGGTGGTATCGCGGGTGACCTCGATCAGGGCGCCGTTGCCGGCAGCGAGCGCGCCCAGCGGCTGCCCGGCCCCGTTGCCCTTGTAGAAGCCGCGCTCCTCGAAGAAGTTGAGCGCCTTCGGGAACTGCTGGGTCACGAA